CACCAACACCAACCGAAACCGTAACCGTGCAGGCTGACCTAGAATTTCAAGACATTGAATTTATAGACGATGCAGATCTTGACGAAGAAGACATTGATAAGGTCATTGAACGGACGAACCTGGTAAAGAACCAAATCAACAGCATCGCCCAAAGCATGGCGAACTTTATTGATAGCACATTTAAAAGCATCATAGCAGGAACGGCAACATTTGAGGAAGTCATGCGCGATATGATTAAGCAGATGTTGATCCAACTGGCTTCACTCATTGCTCAATTCGCCATTCTATCCGTGCTTATGCCGTCGTCATTAGTTGGCAAGGGCGGTAATGTAATGTCGCTCGGTAAGTTTATAGGCGGCGGCTTTGGCATTCCACAGATGGCCAGCGGTGGCATTGTCAGCGGGCCAGTCATTGCGCAGGTGGGTGAGTACGCAGGCGCACAGCATAACCCTGAAGTAATTGCACCGCTCGACAAATTGCAGGCTATGATGGGCGGGCAAAGCGTACAGGTGACCGGCAAGATTTCAGGCCGCGATATACTTCTAACCAGTGAACGAAATGCAATCGACCGAAACCGAGTAAGGGGATTCTGATGGCTGATCCAATACGACTATACGCAGAGTTCACCGATGACCTGGGCACGGACTACCGGGTGAATATCCATGATGAAGATTTCACCGGCACGGCGGGCACGTTCAAGCTCGGTGCCGATGGCTTTGTGTTGACATACACCGGCAACAATGAAGACCGGATGCAGGGCGTGATTGGTAGTGAGTTGACATTTACGCTGACGGAAGAAACCAGCATCCATACAACATTTATGGACCTGCTCACCACGACACCCGAACAACGGTTTTCGGTGAGCGTGTACAAAGACCCGGACGGGGTGAATTCAAAGTATTGGTTTGGGGTATTGTATCCGGAGCAGGTCACACGGCCATACGATTACCAACCAATTCAAAACACGCTAACCGCAGCCGACGACCTTGGTAATTTGCAATATGTTAAGCACGATTCGACGGGCTTGGTAGATGTGCCTACGCTGCTGCTGCAATGTTTGAACCGCACACGGGCGACACACCTTTGGAGTACGGACAACTTTCTTTATTACGTCAATGACTTTGACGCGGTAGATTACACGGGAAGCAACCAGCTGATTGATACGCGAATTTCAAATCTGTCGCTAGGCAACCCAGACAGCAACGGAGTTAATCAATACTATTCAACCTTTGAGATACTCGAAAGCCTGACGAAGGTATTTAACGCGCGGTTATTTCAGAGTGACGGCGTTTGGTGGTTCTTACCATTGGGCGCGCAGAAGTTTGACCCGACAGAGTTAACGGTTGAAGGCAAGCAAAAAGACGGCACGGATATAACGCAACAGCTATTTGCATCGGATAGGCCATTCAACTCGACATTAGAACGCTTGCGCGGATACCAATACAGTGGGCTTGCACCGTTAAAGGAAGTGCGGCGCACGCGAAAATACAATGGCAACTATCCGCTCATATACGATAACCTTTATACCGAAACGGAATTCGGCAACACGTTAGAGGATACCGATATAGACTACTTGCAGGATACAGAATTCGCAATTACCGGAACATTTAATTATTCCTATGCTGGCGACGGCGTAGCTACCGGCGACGACCTTGTGGCGCGTGTGATGCTTCGTTTTGGTGTTAAGGTGGGCACGCAGTACCTGCAACGGGATGCACAGTTCACGGAAACAACGTTAGACTTTCAGCTCGGCGCGTTGGATGAGGGCGTACTCGAATACACTTCACACGTTTACAGTACGCCACAATGGACGGCAACGCCCGAATATTATGAAGTCGTTAGCTACGTATTCAACAGGAACGAAGGCGGTGAAATTACCATGCCGATTGTGATTAATACGCCAGCGCTGCCTAGTGATCAGACCGGAATGGATTTAAGTGTGACGATTGTCGGCATTGATGACGATGGTGGATTGGATGGCACGCTGGTGAACACATCAACGGCAGATTTTCAAATCGTGGTTTTGCGTGCTGACCTCCTGGGCAATAATGCGCTAGGCGATGAGGTTACTTTTACAGCTACCAACAGCGACACGGCACGCGGCGAGATTGACCAAGGCCTTTGCTTATTTGGTGACGGAGAAACGCAGAACGCCGACGGAGTTATTCGCGTTATTGTGGGCGTCAATGCCGTACCGGTTACACAGTGGCAAAGTTTAAACTACACGGGTACAGGCGTAGGCATTAACCGGCTTGGCGTGCAGGAGATACTAGCAGGCCAGAGGATCAGCACACCGATACAACGCGGCACGGTGTACGGTAGTGATTTAAAGATGTGGCAAACGCTGGACGACACAGCGGGCGACTTTGCACTATTCCAACTTACATTCACAGCGCGATCCATCGAAACCGAATTAGAGGCGTTTCTAGTTTCGCGGGATACGAAGGGCGTCACGACGGCCATAGGCGACGCCATCGACGTCGTCGACCCGATAACCCACAATCCTAGCTTAGGCGTGACAGGTGCAACGGAGGCGCTAAATAGGACGCTGCTGATTGGAGAGGATAGTTACGGTTCACGCGTGCAGTACAGAACCGCCACCGTGACCAATCGAACAGGCACAACGTACAACGTGAGGCCGATTGATTACATGATCATGAACACATGGACAGGCGGCAACGGTGCAAGCATTATTTATTTGCCGCTGGTTGCAGATAACGAGGGGCGCAGCATTCAATTCCATAGCGACAACACAATATCAGCAAATCAATACGTAAGCCTGCGACCCAACACGGGCGATACTGGTGTAACTATCGACGGCGCAACGTCCTACGATTTCAATCGTGCTTATGATGGCATTACTATCTTGTGCCACAATTCGAACTGGTATATAATACAGAAAAAGGAAAAGTGATGGAATGGGAATTTGTGGCAATGGTTGCGCCGGTGGTGGCGGGTTTGGTCGGTGTATGGGTGAATCTCAACAGCACGGTGGCGAGGCTCAAAAGCCGCGTAATACAGCTCGAAATTGACAGCAACGAGATAAAGAGCGACATGAAAGAACTGCTGGCATCCGTCCACAAAATCGAGTTAATGCTTGCAAAACTGCAAAAATGATTTGGATTATCTTAGCGACGGTAATGGTGAACGCAACGTATAAGGCGCGCGAGTATGGCCGTGCGGATGTTGCTGATATAATTATTTTCGTCGCAGCCTGTTCGATAATATGGAATTGAGATATTTCAGATACGAAGAATTTGATTGCAAGTGCAAGAAATGCCGCACCAATTCGGAGGGCCTCGGTATCGACGTAATGGACGAGGATTTTTTGAGAATGCTAGACGATGCCCGCCACAAAGCGGGCGTTGCTTTTCATATTAGCAGCGGCGTGCGATGCACGGCACACAACCGGGCAAGCGGAGGAAAAAAGGACAGCGCCCACCTTGACGGCTTGGCGGCTGACATAGTTTGCACAGACAGCAGAACACGCGGGTATATACTGGGCGCGTTATACGAGGCGGGATTTAATCGCATTGGCATTCATAAGGAATTTTTACACGTTGATGACCATCCGGCAAAATCTGCCGACTTAGTGTGGCTCTATGATTAACACAATACGCCCACGGGTAACAGCCCAACAAAAGAAAGCGCTGGACTTTCTACGCAACAAAGAGCGGCGTATTTTGGTTATAGGTGACCTGCATTGCCCGTTTGAGAAGGAAGGATATTTTGAGTTTTGCCTTGAGACCTACGATAAGTACGCGTGCAATCAGGTAACCTTCATCGGTGACCTCGTCGACTCGCATGCAACTAGTAGGCATGAGACAGACCCAGACGGGGAAAGCGCACGGACGGAGTTAGAACGCGCAATTGAAGACCTGCAAAAATGGCGCATAGCTTTTCCGGTGGCCGATTGCATTATAGGAAACCATGACCGGGTTGTAATGCGCAGGGCATTCAGTTCATCCATTCCAAGCGTTTGGATTAAGTCGTTCAATGAAGTTTTAGGCACGTCATGGAACTGGACAGAGCGCGTAGAGTACGACGGCGTGCAGTATGTCCACGGCGAAGGCGGAACAGCCCGCACAAAGGCAAAGAACGACCTACAAAGCACGGTGCAGGGGCATATACATACACAGGCCTATGTTGAATGGATGGTTGGCAATCGTACCAAGTTATTCGGTATGCAAGTAGGTTGCGGCCTCGACCGTGAAACGTACGCCGCTGCATACGCTAAGCACTACAAAAAGCAGGCTATTGGTTGCGGCGTGGTGATCGGTGGCCATACTGCGATCAATTGTTTGATGCCGCTTTAATACCTTGCACTAAATTTTTACATCATGGGAGAATTGATACAGACATATTGGGCCGAGATACTTTTGGCTATCATGGCATTTGTGAAGGTCATTGTGAACCTTACGCCGACAGAAGCAGATAACAAGGTATTCGGATGGCTTGACACGCTAATAAACGCAATCGTAAGCGACCGGCGCAAGGAACGCAGAGAAGCGCGAAAAAATGACTAACTTAGCCGATAGGGTTGTTTCCTAGTTTGTTACATAGAGTTGATTTAAAGAGCCTCCAAACGTGGGGGCTTTTTTTGTGCCTGTAAAATAATTGCGAAAGTTCTTGCGTGAACGAATATTTCTTCGTAGTATTGCTCCATGAACAACGAACAAAACACCAACACCATGACAAACGCACAGGCTTTTACAAACATCTACGGAGAAAACATAAGCTTTACCCCATTTTTTCACAACGCTTGCAACGTGTGGAGAGTGTCAAGAAACATCAACAGCGAGCTTGATGAGGTTTATGAGAATAAAGCATTCAACAGCCTTGAGAGCTGTCAAGCTGCGTGCCAAACGTTATTGAATAAGCAGAAGTAAACCCAACGCCCTGCCTTCGGGCGGGGCTTTATCTTTTTACCATGTGGCGCGAAGGATACGACTACCCAGCAGACGACGAAGACGAAGGCCGTGACTACTACGAAGAGGCCGACGAACAACACGACAAACAACAAGATTTAACCCTAGACCAATGAAAAGACCTATTTGCGTGCGCTCCCC